CGCTTGGGAGGGTAGACCGTAAGATAGCCTTACTGCGGTACGTTGAGCGGCTTCCACTGCCGGACATTGCAGCGCAGACACATTACAGCCGGACGGCGATAGGCTACAGGCTGAAAGGCATTGAAAAAATGCTGGATGTGTGATATAATATAAACGTGCTAAGTGCCTTTAGAATTATATCTTACTTAGAGGTTTAGTTCTATATGGCTCAGTCTACAGCGTAATCCTGATGGGTTCCAGCCATCACGGTTACGCTGTTTTCTTTTTGCACGGATTGTGGTATAATAATCTCAACAAATCCACCCGGCCTCTCGAAGAAGCGCATTAGGGTGGATATTTGCCAGTTAACCCAGTGCTTTATCTGGGAATGAAAAAAGCGGTTGCCAGATAGGCGCCGACCAGTCTCCCGCCCGCCTACTCACAGTGCGTACCATGCGGGAGACGATTTTATATGAATTATGGCAAATAAAATATATCACTTTTTGTCCCGTGTTTTGTTCGCTCTGATTATTTTTGGGGCGACATCAAGCGTTCTAAAAGCCGTCTTCCCGTTTTGGCATAGTGCATTTATAGGCGTGGTTTTATCGGTATACGCGTCTTTGCATTATACGCCATACGATTTATGATTTGAAAGGCTGCGGCCTTTGTAGAGAGCAGCATTGCCTGTGGGCGGTTCCACTCTTGATTTTACAAAAAACTCCCCTGCTTTGTAGGCAAAGTGGGGGAGTTTGTTTTATTCACACTAGTTTTGTCGAAAGCATTGCCATATATTGGATTATGTGATATCTTAGCATTGCACTCCAATGTGTGCATCCTTACAGTTAAGCGTTCATGCGGATTTTTCCGTGTGGGCGCTTTTCTTTTTTTGTCCTTCGTTGTACCTTCGTTGTCCTTCACTTTTTGCCGATGCAGTACACTGGATGCACAAGGAGGGATGTATTATGAGCTATTATCCGACACCCGGAGCGCCCTACGTTCCGCAGCAGCCTGTCAATCCTTACGGCGGTATGGGCACAGTTGGGCTTGCCTCTCCCCTGCCCAACACGCAGATGCAACAGGCGCAACCGCAGCGTCCGCAGCCGATGAATGGGCAGCAGCCTGTTCAGCAGTCAGCACAAGATGGCGGTTGGCTGCTTGGCAGACCTGTGTCCAGCAGAGAAGAGTTTTTGGCGATACCGTCAGACCTGTACGGCAGACCGACCTACTGCCCAGATTTGCGCAGCGGCGTGATCTACTGCAAACGGCTCAACCCGGACACCTGCGAATCCTATGTGCAGGAGTTCTACAGCCCGGAAGCATGGCGGCAAATACAAGCACAACAGGCACAGCAGACCGCTGCACCGACACAGCAGTATGTGCCCATTGAAGAGTATAACGCCCTTGTGCATCGGCTGGATGAACTGGAAAAGTGGCAGAAGAGCTTCTCTAAACCAGCTGCCGCAGCGAAGAAAGGAGAATAAGCGATGCCCTCTCCGTTTGATATGATTACTCACAGCCCCATCATGCAGCTGGCAAATCTGGCTCGCGCCGGACAAAACCCAATGGGGCTTATCCAGCAGTTAAGCGGGCAGAATGCTCCCATCATGCAGGGCTTGAACCTGATTCAGGGCAAGAACGAAGCACAGCTCCGAACGATGGCGCAGAACCTCGCCAAAGAGCGTGGCATCGACCTGAACCAGCTGGCAAGCGTCCTGAATTTGACGCTTCCGAAGTAAGGAGGCTTTACAATGGATGATTTTGAAAGCAGCCATTCCGAAAAAGATTTTGACATCAACAATCTGTGTGGCAATGAAAAAATGTGGGTTCCTTTAATGCTTGGCTTCATTTTCGGTGCTGCCAGCAAAAATTGGGATGACCCAAAAGACGAAAAAGACAACCATCCAAGCTGACTTAATAATCCTAAAATAAGCATCCCTCTAAGCGAAACGCTTCTCAGTTTTGCGGACTTGACAAAAACCGCACTTGTTTGGCTTCGCCCATCGCATACGGCGGTGGGATAGCATAACGCAAAACTGAAAGGAGTTTTGTTATGGACGATTTTGCAACTGGCTATCTGGCTGGACAGGACGGCGGCAATAACAACGGCGGATTCTTCGGCAACGAAGGTCTGTGGGCTGTTATCATCCTCGCTATCATCTTCGGCTGGGGCACGAACGGCTATGGCCGGAACGGTGGTGACAACGGCATGAACGCCTACATCCCCTATCTGGTCGGCACTGGCGCAACCGGGCAGGGCGGTGCAGACACCCGCGCGGCTCTGTCTGAGGGCTTCTACCAGCAGGATACCTCCCGTTCTCTGGCGGGCATCCAGAGCGGCATCTGCTCTCTGGGGTATGACCAGTTGGCACAGATGAACGGCGTCAACACCAACATCGCAAACGGCTTTGCCGGTGTGAACAGCGCCATCTGTCAGCTTGGCTACCAGAACGCACAGCTCGTGAACGGTCTGGAACGCAGTGTGTCCAACGGCGACAACGCCATCAGCCTTGCCATCATGCAGGAGGGCAACGCACGGCAGGCTGGTCAGACCGCTCTTGCTACGCAGCTTGCATCTTGCTGCTGCGAGAACAAACAGCTCATTGGCGACCTGAAGTACACCATCGCAACGGAGGACTGCGCTACCCGTCAGGCTATCGCAGACAACGCCCGCGCCATCGTGGACAACTGCAACGCCAACTTCCGCAGCATGATGGACTACTTCACGCAGGATAAGATCGCCACTCTGACTGCTGAGAACCAGAGCCTGAAGTTCGCCGCTTCTCAGGATCGTCAGAATGCGCTTCTGACCACCGTGATGTCCCAGCAGACTGATACAATCCTGAACCGGGTCAATCCTCGTCCGATTCCGGCTTATCAGGTGGCAAACCCCAACGTGGGCGTGAACTGCTGCGGCTGCTGCTAACTCACACACTCCCCGATAACACCGGGTGAACCATCGGGGCAGGGGTAAGACACCTCTGCCCCTGATTTTTTAGGAGGAAAACATTATGGCTTGCAAAACAAGCTGCAAACTCTGCCCGCACCTCGTGATCTCGAATGCGGTCACGTTCGCCAATGACACGCTGACCATCAACATCCCTGCTGGCGCATACCAGAACGGAGAGAAGTATTGCATCGTGGTTGCCCAGAGCATACCGGACACGACCACCATCAACGCCCCTGTGGTCATCACCATCGGCGCAGGAACTACCGCATACCCTTTGACCGACTGCAACTGCGCTCAGGCAACCGCTGAGAGCATCCACACCCGCACCCGCTACGCTACCCGTGTAGCAACGTCTGCGACCGGCACCGGTACGTTCAAGTATCTTGGCTGCTTCTGCCGTTCCCACGCTGGTGCGCCCGCGTCCATTTCTTGAGGAGGTATAGATTATGGGCAAGACTAATTTTCGCCGCATGATGATGCTCCGTGACCACGACAAAAACCGTGAACCGGAACGCGACCGCCTTGAGGAAGAACGTGACCGCAGGGAGCGTGAGATGGAACGCCGTCTGCGTAAGCTGGAAGGTGGCAACGACCGCTATCCCTACTATTCGCAGGAGGAAAACCGTTACATCGACCCATACCCTATCCCCCGTTATCCTGACGTAGAGAATGGGCGCAGAATGCCGCAAATTGGCTTCTCGCAGAACGGCGACTGGGATAAACGGTCTGGCCAGTATGAACGTGGCGGCGCAGACAGCCGCTCCATCAAGATGCCACGCCAGCATCTCACCCACGATGAAGCGGAGGAATGGTGCGACAGCATGGTCAACGCTGACGGCACAAAGGGCTGTCACTGGACGTTGGAACAGACGCAGGACGTGGCAAAGCAGCGTAATATCACCTGCGACCCGAACGATTTCTGGGCTGTCATGAACATGATGTACTCGGATTATTGTCAGGTTGCAAAGCGCCAGTCCGTTGACACTCCGGGCTTCTACGCTGACATGGCAAAGGCGTTCCTTGAGGACGCGGATGCCGCAGACGGCAAGGCGTATCTCTACTGGGATTGCATTGCTGATAAGTAAAGCAAAACCCCTGTGTAGTCGTTAAAAACTACGCAGGGGGATTTTTCTATACATTAAATATCATCTTTTATCAGTCTCTTGAATTCTGCATTTTCGCTCCGCATTCAGGACAATATTTATACAAAAGCGTCCCTTCAATTTCAAAATCACATTTTTCACAACGATAAGAGACAATCATTTTCTTTGTTCTAACCCATCTACTAATTTTAAGTTTCGTGTTCAAATCGTCAATAACCGGAATGGAGCTTATATCATTTAATTCGTCCGTAAAAATTTGAATGCGTTCTGTATCACCTCGAATCTGTGCGGCATCAATTTCTTCGGAAAGCTCATCCATCAAAGGTTCAATATCTACAATTCTCATATCTATCTCTCCTAAATCTTATCTCCGATTTTTTGCATTGTGCTTTTGAGATTTGGCGCATTTGCTTCCGACATTTTACGTTTGATGCCAATAATCGCTTGCGTGATTCCAGCTTTGTTTAACTGGTTTACAGACTTACGGAATACAAAATCAATGTTCATATTCGCCTTGATTGTTCCGTCATCTTCAAGATAGCAGTTTGGAATCCACACGTTTTGATTACTTCTATTGATTTTGAAACGCTTTGCTTTGTAGCAACCGTAGTCCTCTCTTACAATCAACTCAACAGGAATGCCCTTGTAATACTGCGTGTCAGTGTTGTACTTTTCAGCCAGTTTTGCTTTACGTTTTGCTACCTCTGCGTTTATTTTGGCTTGCTCCTCTTTGCTTCTGTGCTTGCGTGGCTTGTATGTGCGCATTTTTCTCCTTTCACATAGATTATTCTTCTTTGGTGTAGTACAATTTCATATCTGCCTTGTACGCATCGAGTTGTCTTTTGCTATCCACAAGCGTATTAAAACTAAATCCAGCCGCAAAAGATACGGCAATGGACAAAATCAAGTGCACTGCAACCCATTTACCAGCTAAGATAAAAGGAATCTGAATTGCCACGGCAAAAGCATCAAACAAAAGAACGTAAATGCCACGCTTAATCATTTTCTGTAAACGGATAATATTTCCTTCGTAAAATTCTTTCGACATCTTCATACGTCAACCCTCCTAGAACTCAGTTTTTATCAAATGTCTTTCCACCATTCTGAAATATCTCTCGAATCAATTTCCAGCTTTGTTGTGGACTCACGAAAACAACCGCATGAATTATCCCAATATGCAATAACAACATCCGTTTCTTGCTTAATCTCATACCCATAACATTTATGAAAATATAAACTCAAAAGATACGATCTCCCGTTTTTGAAGTATTCTGGAATTGGTTCGTCAAATACATAAACCCACATATATCCTCCTAAATCTTAACTTTTATCGTCAATCCTCCAAGAAATCCTCCAGCTCAATCTTCCCATCTGCCGCCGCAACCGCCAGAGCGTACACGAACTGTCCAATCGTCATTCCGTGCCGTCTGGCTTCACGGTTGATATACTTGCGCTCTTCCTCGCTCATAAGGATGGTAATGCGCTTGGAACGCTTGCCATCACCGCTTGCAACGCCTTGATGCGATTCCGGCATCGGGATTTTTTTCTTTGTCAATCCAGCTTCAGCTAACGCACCAGGAACATCGCCTTGTTCGATAAGACGTTGAACTTCTTTCGCCTGTTTCAGCTTCTTTGGCTTACTTTCGCTTACTACGGCATTGTTTGGCTGTGTTTCGCTGTCTTTAGCTTGCTTCGGCTTAATATTGCTTAACAGTGCTTCATTAGGCTGTACATGGCCGTCTGTGGCTTCACTGGGCTTAATCGGTGCTTGTTCGGCTTCGTTCGGCTTTGCTTGGCTTACTTCTTCTTCCTTTGGCTCACTTCGGCTTAATGGCTGTTCCGAAAAAATAGGCTGAAAATCAAACCCGCCAAGCAAACCTGAGGATTTTTTGCTGGTCGATTTCATTTTGCTTCGTCCTTTCTCTCTTGCTTCGCTGGTTTCGGTTTTGGCATCCAATGGGTTATGTGAGAATCCTGTTCTTCAAAATAATAGAATCCATCTTCTGGCCAATAAAACGCCACTGCGCCTACATATTCGTGGCTACTAAGATAAAAAGCGTTGCTTTTTCTGTCGTAAACAGCAGTTTCAACATCTTCAAGCGGAAAACTGTCCACGTCCGCAATTGACACAAGAACTGTCTCATCTCCATCTTCCGTATACGGAAGATCGTCTTTCACGCTTATCCATGCCGGATATGTGTCTGGCGCATCAAAACTATCCGCATCAATAGAATCAAGACAAGTCCCGATACCACAAAGATACTCGCTGTCATTCGGACGGTGAAGCGCTTCAACTTCGTTGTAGTGGTTTTGCAAATAATCTCTTAGCTTATCTGCGTCAATTAGTCGCATTGTTATCCCCCTTTACAATCATCTTCGCCAACGCCTTGAAATCCTCTGCACTGGTGCTCTTTGCAGTGTCTCCGCTAAACAGGCTGTGCCGCTCTGCCTGTGCCTTACGGACACCCATAGACGGTCTAATCTTCACGTCCAGCAAGGTTGTTCCCATGCTCTGTGCAATCACAGGAAGCTGCTCCACAACTTCTTTGGACAGGTTCTCACGGCTCTTGTACTGGTTCAGAAGCAGACCTTCAATCTTCAAAGTCGGGTTGAAGTATCTGCGAACATCGCCGATGGTCTGCGAAAGCTGGCTCAAACCAGCCAGTGCGTAACGGTCTGCTGTGATGGGGACGATGATGCTGTTGGCGGCGATCAGAGCGTTCACAAGCGCAAGACCAAGCTGCGGGGGAGTGTCCAGCACGATGTAATCATACTGCTCAGACACGCTTTCAAGGGCTTCTCGCAGCCGGAAGTTCTTACCCATGTCCCGGACAAGTTGCTCGTCAATGTCCTTCAATGCACTGTCAGACGGCAGAATGTCACCAGCTTCACAGTGCTGGATTCCTTCTTCGACCGTGCCCTGCCGGGTCATCACATCAAACAAGGTGCATACGTCCTCTGTCTGTGCGCCGTAAGTGTCCGTTGCGTTGCACTGGGCATCGCAGTCCACCAGCAGGACTTTCTTGCCAAGCAACTGCAACGCACCAGCCAGACAGGTGCTTGTGGTGGTCTTTCCTGTGCCGCCTTTCTGGTTGGCGACAGCTATGATTTTTGCCATTTTATCACTCTTTCTTTATTCTTTCACTGGTTCTGGCATCGGCATCCAATGGGTGAATTTCTGATATTTTGTCCTCCACCAACATTTCCCATTCCATTGAGCCGTAATCGTATGCGTTCCACAGAAATAAGGCCCATTAGAAACGCAAGACACAAGATACGTTCCCGGTTCTTCTGGTAGCCTTTCTTTCACACTAATCCATTCCATTCTTTCTCCTTTTTGCATCATCTGCTCAATGTGCTGTATCTGACTACTTTTGCAATGCGTCAATCTCATAGAAAGCCGGAAGATACTCTTCAATCGCACCGTCTTTCTTCAAGCTGCCAATCAGATACCGCTTCGGGTAATCAGGCCAAGGGTCACGGTTGATTGAAAGAATATCTGCACACGCAGCCTTTACAATGTCGTAGACTGCATCTCTCCGCTTTGGTAGCTTGATAGATGGATGCTCTTCCATCATCTTTACCTCAACTACCTTTGCGACCTCGATACACTCTTGAACCGACAGCGCATCGCACACAGACCAGTCGTATCCTTCGTATCCGCTTGTGCGAGGCTTTCTGGCAGCTTTTTTACTGTTCGCCTTAGAATTATCCTCTTCGCAATCAACTTCGCTAGAATCGGCATCTATGACGGGCTGCTTGGATTTGTACCCGAATCGAAACTCAACTGCTACTACCTTTCGCCCTGTGCAAATCTTTTCAAAGTCAACGACAATGTCTGAAACATTGCTGATCTCTTCCACTGCTGGTTCAAGAACTCTGCGGCGTAAAGCCCGGAAATCGTCATAACTTGCATCGTTTGCCCCCAAGTGGTCACGCAGCTGCTTCAAACCAATCTTGTTCGATGTTAGAGATCGATTCATCCAATCCCGAATCATGCTGTACATCAGAATAGATGCTTGCTGCTTCATCCCGATTGTATATCGCAGACGATATTTGACATAGCCGCTTCTTGCAATGTCGAAGAACACGGGCCGTAAGTCAGGGTTACAGTTGATTGAAACGTCATAGGACAGAGATTCCCGATTGAACTTAACCTCTGCCTTTGTAAACAGTGGATACATCACATATTCCGTTCCATCTGCATTCAACGGCACTGAAACCACATTTCCTAAGAAGTGCTTAACCTGCGACTTCAAGTTCTTTGAATTGAGCTTCAAATCCAGCAGTTTGCAATATTCAGCCAGCGTAAACGACACGTTAGAGCTTTCGGGGTCTCTCGGATTGATACGGCTCAGATAGACCTCAAGCAGCCGAAGCTCGCCTGCTGTGTAGTCCGTAAACTTCGCCCAAACCAATGCCTTGCTCTTTTCGACAAGGTTGTTTCCTGTCAATTCTGGCATTGCATCACCTCATTTCTTCTACCCTATTATACCACTGTATCGTGTACACGTCAACGATTCTGTACACAATTATTTTTTTCAACAATCGACTTCCACATTCTGTACACGATACTCCACTTTTTGTACACGATATACTCCACTTCCTGTACACGTTACTCCACTTTATGTACACAATGCTCCACTTTTTGTACACGTTCTTACTATATATATAAACAAGAGATAAACAAGAGATAAATAATCATCATTAAATAGAGACGACGATACATTTTCAACATTTTCTGCTCTTCAGCGGACAGATTGTGGAAACCACAATCTTCTTTTGCCGAATAAGAAAGCTCTCATCAAGTCTTACGATTTACCTAACCGTTCTATCGTGTACAGGAAATGGAGCGTCATTATACCAATGGGGGACAAATTGACAAGTCGCTCTTTGATAAACGAAAAATTAACGCAAATCCGTTAATCACGTCCACAGAAATCTTCCATTTACAAGCCTATTGGGGACAAAAAGACAACCCCAATCTGTGCCTATAACAGGTCTATTGTGTACAAAATGTGGAGCGTGTCCCCCTATATGCCTTAAAAACTTCGATAATTCGACAATCAGCGTAAAATGTTTTCTTCGTTGATGGTATAAGAATCGTTTCGCTTCATGGCCGAAGCTTCCCCACAGTCCTGTGCTTGATATAAAATCTGCATATTGGGCTGTGTTCCGTCTGGGTCTGGGTCGGTTTTGGTGGCCTGTGCCATTTCATAATGACCGGTGATTGTACGGCAGACGGACACACGATCACGCAAAGTCGTGTGAAGGTTTGCTACCATTTCGCACAGAACGGCAAGGTAATCTGAGCCGTGATTGCCATAGATCAGATAACACAGTAGGTCGATTTCTTGTGGATGGGCTTCTTTGATATGCTCTATCAGCGTATCTCTTTTTCTCTCTGTGCTGGCATCGCCAGCCAGACTTTCCAATAATCCGGGATGCAAACAAGTGTCTATGTACGGCTTGACCGCAACACCGCAGCACACGAACCACTTTATGATAGTAGAAGCATCTGGGGTCATTGTCCCTTGCTCATAACGAAAAATGGATGTCCGACCTACACCCATTTTGTCCGCAAGCTTCTGTTGGCTAAGCCCGGATTCCGCTCTTGCCATCTCTAACGCTTTTGCCACTCGTATCCTATAATCATCCATAAATACCCCTCTTTCGACAAAATGATACAAATGCAAAGGAATTTAACTGATATATTGTTCAAAATGTGAAACAATAATTGAAAAAAGTCGCTATTTCATTGAAACAGCGAGATGTGATATAACTGTATTGTCAAAAAATTCCAAAGAGGAGTGGAACAAAAATGAGAGAAACTGTAATCTGGAACCATGAACGTATGCCGATCATCGACGGAATGCCTGCCAGCGTTCCCGATGGGAAGCCGCACACACCTGAACCGTGGGAGGAAAGCTAATGAAACGAACTGTAGATGCTCTGATTATTCCATACGCTCGCAGACGAGCGCTAGAGCTTGTCCTGAGCCTTTCTGCGTACGAAGCTGATAAAGATGCTTACCTCGAAGCAAAAGGCATCCTGGAACGCGCCGTAGCCGCTTTAGACGATGGGCGAGACCCGGCAGACAATATCGAACGCATTGACGGACAGCTTGTGGAACTGTGAAAGGAGAAGAAGATGGACTTTACGAATGGATTCTATAAAGCCGAGAACCCTGTCGTTCTTGAAGAAGTAAAAACTTTCCTCCAGTCAATGGAACGGCGTGGAGCAACCGTAAAAGACTTGGACGATGCCATTGTGCAGCTAAACAATGTTTCACATAGCATTAGAACAAACGCGCTTGTCAAAGCAGACGTTCTGGACGATTTACCGGATAACCCCTTTCGTTCCATGCTCAACGGAATGTTACAAAGCAAAGGGTAACTTAAACTTAATGTGGCTCTTAATCATTGTCATTGCAATTTTTGGTTTCCCTGATGTGAAGTAATGGATGTGTAGAAAACGTTCGATTTTTACGAAGTTGTTCAAAATGCATTGACTTGACAACTAAAAGATGTATAATCGTATCAAATGAACATCTGCACTTACCGATCGGGAGGATATGCCACAATGAGTGAACAGGAAAAAGCCAAGATTGACCGATTTATTGCATGGCTGCTGGAACATCCTGAAAAGATTCCAGCAGCGGAGCAAGCACTAGACTTAGAATAATAGAAAATCCCTTGCGCAGAGCTATACCAGCCCGGCACAAGGGATTCTTTTATTTTACCGAGCATGAACGTTACATCTTCTCAATCAGGTTCATCAGCGCTTCACGTTGCTCCTTCGGCATAGATTCAAGTTTTCTTCTAATCCGCTCCACTGCTGCATCGACTTCACTTTGCGGCTGCTGGGGCGGGTTTTCTTTTTGGTTGCCAGTGAGAAGGCAGTCAACTGATACGTTGAAATAAGCTGCAATCTTAGAAAGAACTTCTGTGGACAGGCTTTTAGTTCTTCCAGCTTTCAATTCAGAAAGAAAACTGCGGCGAATCCCAATGTTGCTGCAAAGGGTTCCGTCTTTGATGCCCTCTTTTTCGCAAAGTGCATGGATGTTACTGTACAAGTCCGACATAAGAACACTCCCATATTTGTGCAAGTATACAAATGCACAGAAATTTGTACAAAAGAGTTGACTTGTACAGAAGCCTGTACTATAATACAGACATAGGCAGTACAGAACACTGTACAATATAAACTCTCTACACCCTTATATTAGTACAGTTTTCCGTACTTGTCAATAGATTTTAGCAAATGGAGGTGGAATTTTGAAAGAAGACTTCCGTTCTGGCTTTGAGCTGGAAGTGAAGATGAAGCTGTTGCAGCGAGGTATGAAGCAAACGGAGCTGATTCAGGCGGTTCAAAGCGATACTGGATTGTTCCTTGACGATTCGTACCTCTACAAGATTCTTCGCGGCGAGCGAAAGCCGGAGAAGATTATCCAAAGCATCTGCAAGATTCTTGAAATCGAGCAGAAGGAGGAATGAATATGGAACAAATCATTACCTTAAAGGTAGACCTTGAGTACCCGGACGAAGCGCACCACGCCATTGACGAGGCGACAAAGGCCTACGAGGAAAGCAAAAAGCACTGGGATGCCTTTGAAATCAACGAAGCCAAAAGCAGAGCACAAGACATTTTGTACAACCTGTGCAATGAAGGCTACAGTATGATATGGACGGTCACGGATGGCGCTGTCGGCCTGACGATTTGGAAAAGCTTTAAGGAGCCTTGCGTTGGCCAATGCTATATGCCAAAAGAAAGCCTGTACAACATCTGGGTCGAAAAGCTAGTTGCGCTGTGCATTGCCACAGGTCGGGAAGTCCCGAAGTTCATCATAGATAAGGCTGGTGAGTGCTGGTGATGAAATTTCGTAAAGCGCAAAGTCGCAAGCGCAGACTAAAGCTTGCAATGGCAGCTGGCGTATCCAGAAACGATGCCAACAAGGTGCTGTGGATGGAGAAATCCATCAACCAGTGCTTTGAGCGGCACAACAGAGAAGAAAGACTGAAAAAGGAGATGCAGCGTGGAAGAAAAGTACTGTGAGCGCTACGGTGTATTTCTTGGCTTTGTGAATCCGTGCAAGAAATACTGTGAAGAGTGTAAAGTCATTGTTCGCAGAGAACGGCAGGCCCTTATAAAGAAAGGAATCAAGGCTGAACCGGAACCGGCTTTATGCGCTTGGTGCAAAAAGCCTATGGTTCGGAAGGTCTGGTCTCAGAAGTATCACCCTGAATGCGCAGCAGATGCAAACAAGGCTTTGACCAAAAAATACAAAGCCAAAAGGCAAAAAGAGCTGAAAGAAATAAAAGCATCTGGCGAGTTCAAAATCACTTGGGATGTGCAGGAGCCAGAACGTGCGAGACCTCAAAAGCACGAACCTCCAAAGTATACCGTGCGTCAGATGAACGATGCCGCAAAGCGATACGGCATGAGCTACGGCCATTACAGTACTTTACTTGCACAAGGAAAGGTGAAGGCTCCTGATGAACGGTAAATACTACGGTCAGCGTGAAATCCGCTGGCACAGCCGGGAGAAAGACCGGCTGGAACACATCAACAAGCGAAAGGAGAAAGATGAAAGCATTCGTCGAAATTGCCCTGATTTGGGGCATTGTCCTGGCATTGGTTCTAGCAGCGTTCCTGCTAAACTTCTGGCTGGTGCATCATATCGAGATTCTAATCAGCGCTAAAGCGACATGGTACATTATCGGAATCAGCGCTCTGATGTCCACCTGCTGGATTTTCGGAACAGGTAAGAAAGCATGACGCTGGAAGATGCAATGAAAGCCAGGTATTTCAATATCAACGACCTTAGTCGTAGATCGGGAGTATCAAGGCCAACGATTTACAGCATCTTGGGCAAGCGAAAGAAGCAGAAAAGCTCCGTTCGGGTCGATACGCTTCTAAAAATCGCAAGGGCCCTGAATGCAAAGATTGTCATTAACGAAAACAAACCAAACGGATTTGACATTGTCTTAAAAGAGGTGAAGAGAAATGAAAACTGTTAAAGGCACTGTATTGTGCTTTATAAGCATATCAATCGCCGTTGCAGCACTTGGATGTGGAAATGCCATCAATGGCGCTTCCAATGGCTGGGGGATGCTTGGATATACGCTGCTGTCCGTGTCTATGCTTTTTACCGCTTTGATTCTCGCTATTATCGGCGTTAGCGCTGAGAATGAGAGAATCGAGCGTGAAAATCGAAAAATCAGACGTGTAGCCCACCACACCAACGAGTGGAGGGATGTTCAGTGAAATGCCCGATGTGCGGACAGGAAAGCGTCACGACTGTAGACACCAGAAACGAGGATGATTGTATCATCCGTAGAAAGCACTGCTTGAATAAAGAATGCGATTACCGGTGGTCTACCATTGAAATCGACACAAGCCAGTGGTACTCAGCTCTTCAAATCCAAGAGCACAGAAAGCAGAGAGGACGGCCCAGAAAGAATGATTAGCGTGAGCTTAGATAGATTCGGCGGCGTGACAGAACCGAAGGACGGCGTGTACTTTATGACCAACGAGCAGATGGCGGAAGCGAAAGAAGCTGACCGACTGGCAGCGATTGAGGACTTGCAGTCTGAGATTGAGGACAGAGAAGCAGAGCTGAAAGACCTCCGTGCGCAGCTGGCAGACTTGATGGCTGGTTGATTTTGTACAGCCAAATTAAGCCGAAGTAAGAACAATGATGCCTAATGAAGCCGAAGAAAGGGAAGAAAATGAGTAAATACAAGAAAGAAATCAGACATTACACGAGATGTAACAAGCCATTTTCGGCATACCCGGGAAACGATGAAAAGCTTTGCGCAAATTGCAAAAAATCAGACTACGAGGAAATGCTTAGGCTGAATGGCCATACGCCGAAGCATCGTCTGGTAAGAAGCGTGGGCGACTCCTTTATGGAACTTTCTGCTATTCCTGATGCGTTAAGCGCTGCTCAAAGGGATGATACCGTTTCCATTCAAAAGACGTGTCGTGACTGCGGCAAGACTTTTGAAATCACCCGTGCAGAACGCATTTTCTTTGAATCGCATAACATGGCACTGCCCAAGCGTTGCCCAACTTGCCGTAAAGCGAGAAAAGAAGCGAGGAAGGAGAACGACTGATGGCAGTATTAGTAATGGTCTACGGTCACTCCGGCAGCGGTAAGTCCGCTTCACTTCGGAACTTTGACCCGGAACAGGTTGCAGTCATCAACGTGCTTGGCAAGCCACTGCCGTTCCGCAACAACATGAAAACCTATATCACCAACGACTACGGCAAGATTGATGCCGCAATCCACAGCACCAAACGTAAGTCCATCGTCATTGACGATGCCACTTATCTTATGACTGGCGAGTTCATGCGGAACGCAAAGGTCGCTGGATACCAGAAGTTTACCGACATGGCAGCTAACTTCAACACTCTGCTGATGCGGGCGAAGGAATTGCCGGACGATGTTGTGGTCTACTTTTTCGGCCACAGCGAACGTGACGTGGACGGTGGCGAGAAGTTCAAGACCATCGGCAAGCTGCTGGACGAGAAGGTCTGCGTGGAAGGGTATTTCACCATCGTTCTGAAAACAGTTGTGCAGGATGGGCGATACCTGTTCAGCACTCGCAATGATGGGATGGACACTGTGAAAACCCCTCTTGGGATGTTCAACGATGCGCTGATCGAGAACGACCTCGCCGCCGTAGACAAGACCATCCGTGAGTATTACAACATCCCGGTTCAGCCGGACAGCAAAGGAGAGTAACAGATGAAGAACATCAACTGGAATGACGTGCAGGAAGCCACCGAACGCCGTGACTTGCCTGTTGGCGGTTATGTTGCCGGTATCTGCAAGGCAACGGACGAACCCGCAAAGGAGCGACTGAACATCGAGTGGGAAGTCGCAGAGGGCAAGTTCAAGGGCTACTGGCGCGAGCAGACCGCTTCCCTTATCGAGCGCGGCAAGCTGAATCCGGGTGAATGGGCATGGGGCGGCAAGACCATCAAGAGTTACAAAGAGAAGGCGCTGCCCTTCTTCAAGGGCTTCATCACCGCTGTGGAGCAGTCCAATCCCGGCTATAAGTTCAACAACGATGAAAAGACCATGCGTGGCAAGCTGGTCGGCGTGGTTCTCCGTGAGGAAGAGTACATGGGCAACGATGGCAACGTCAAGACGAAGCTGGTCGTTGACCGCTTTACCAGCGTGGACAAGATTCGTTCCGGCGATTATGAGGTCAGACCGAAGAAAACGCTGTCTGGTGGGTCTGGCTCCGCTCCTGACACTGGCGATTTCGCCGTGATTGAGGGCAACGCAGATGATTTACCGTTCTAAAAATAACGAATTAACGCAATATTTCGAGAAAGCGAGATAAAAGAATGAAACTGATTCGGACTACCAATGGGTGCTACCTCAACGCAGATGCAATTACGAGAATTATTTTTCCCAAGCTAAAAGAAGATTTCTCGTCTTGCATTACGGTCAAAATGAGCGATTGCGAAAATGAACTTTTCTGCATTGGCGAATACAACGGAGAGTGCGTTGATGACGTTTTAGACAGATGCCGAGCAAGGGAAGCTCTTCTCGATTTTCTCACAAGTAGTAACGACGGAACACTGGATATTAGCGACAATATATGCTTGAAAGAAGAATTGAAAAGATTCCCACAAGCAGACTGACCACCTACCTTATATAAGAGCTGCGCTATCTGGCTGGACGGGCGTTTGGAAAAATGAAGCACTTGGGCGACATCACAAAGATTCACGGCGACCAGATAGAGCCTGTGGACTGCATCACGTTCGGTAGTCCTTGCCAGGGCTTGTCTATGGCGGGGAAAAGGCTTGGATTTGACGACAACCGTTCCGTGCTGTTTTTGGATGCTGCAAGAATCATTAAGGAAATGAGGACAGCCACCAATGGAATGTATCCAACTTTCGCTGTTTGGGAAAACGTCCCCGGAGCATTTAGTTCCAACGGAGGAGAAGATTTCAGAGCCGTGCTGGAAGAACTTGCCCGCGTGGAACAACCAGATGTTTCAATTCCTAGACCTCCGAGGGGGTGCAGATGGAGCAAAGCCGGGGCAATCGCCGGAAACGGATGGTCTTTGGCTTGGCGACAGCTTGACGCTCAATATTGGGGAGTTCCCCAGAGAAGAAAGCGCATCGCTCTTGTCGCAGATTTTGGAGGTCAACGTGCCGCAGAAATACTATTTGAGCGCACGGGCGTGTCAAGGGATTCTGACGAGAGCATCAAGGCGTGGGAAGCCTTTGCCCGAACTCCTGAAGCAAGCGTTGCTGGATATGATCGAATAGTGGAATCCGGGAACTCTATCACAGGTGATGCAGAAAGTGAAGGAACAGGAAGGTCTGGAGGAAAAGGAACTGGACGAGTATTGGAATCAGACCATCGAGAGACTTCGACTCGATGCACAGAACCCGCAGCCTACACTCTAAAAATCCGTTCTGGATGTGAGGGTGGCGGTAAAGGCGCTCTGGTTCAAACTGAATTGAGCGCAACGATTTCTACGTTGCAAGACCAGACGTTGTTTCAGCCTGTTGTTTATGATGCTCGTGGAAACGGCGATGGAAAAATCGTACCGACCATTACAGGCGACCACGAAAACAGAATCACAGATTACACGGCCATTGCAATCGAACGCAAGACCTTCAACGAACAGTCGTTCAGCAGCTACAAGGAAAGTGACAAATGCTCAACCTTGAAAGCAAAATCCGGGAATATCGGCAATGGAAGCGAATGCCTGATTGCAGAGAAAGCCATCCGCTGGATTGTTCGCCGCTTGACCCCTGTTGAATGTGAACGGCTATAAGGCTACCTGGACGGATACACCGACATTGGTGACTGGACGGATAGCAAGGGCAAGAAACACAAGTACGCTGACAGTCCACGGTACAAGGCTCTGGGAAACTCAATCGCTTTGCCGCAGTGGTTTTGGTTGGTGCAGAAGATGCGCCCTTACCTGAAAGAAAAGCCTACGCTGGGCAGTCTGTTCGATGGTCTGGGTGGTTTCCCTCTGGTCTGGCAAAGAGCATACGGCGAGGGCACTGCACGCTGGGCAAGCGAAATCGAAGAGTTTCCAATGGCTGTAACAAAAAGGAGATTTGGCGAAGAATGATTACCTGTTGTCTCAACTGCACATCACGCCACCAAGCCTGTCACGACACTTGCGAGAAGTACAAGGCAGAGAAGAAAGACTTCGAGGAACGCAAGGCATTCGTGTATGAGCTGAACCACAGCCAGAGCGTGTACCACCGTGATTATGAGGACAAACACCGGGAACGTGGCAAGAAACGGTTTCTCGGAAGTGAATTTAGAGGTGAAAGATAAATGGGAGCTTTTATTGCAAGACAGCCTAATGGCCTGTTGTGCAGGTTTTCTTCGGTTGTAGATTGCATTACCGATTACAACATGACCGAAGATGAATACATCGAAATGTGTGCAGAAAAAGCACGAAAAGAAGCACGAGATGTTCTTGACCACTATATGCAACCGTTTGAACTGGTGGACAAGCGATTCTACCCGAACAACATGACAGTGGAAGAACATAAGCGGATTATGAAGGAAATGGAAAAGCCCGTTGACAAAGCAACTCATATTCCGTGAGCTTAGAGGTGAACGAGGATGAGCAAAAGAAAGTATAAGCCGGGCGTTTACATCATTTCGCTTGATAAATTGATGAAGCAGGAGTTTGTTTACTGCGCTGGAAAACTTGTTCACAAAGGCTGGTTTGGTAGCTGGCAACTGCGATATGCAAATAGCGAACTTGCTCGGCTGCGTATCAGAGAAGCCAAAAAAATCGAGGACAACGAATGAACACCGGAAAGCAGTTTGAAGCGGACTTCAAGTCATCCGTCCCATCCGATGCGTGGTGCTACCGGCTGAAAGACAGCGCTGCCACCTACTACGGCGGTAACGAGAACCTGTCCTTTTCCATCGACAACATTTGTGACTTCCTTGTGTACCGATACCCGATGAACCACCTGTTTGAGCTGAAAACCATCGAAACGCCCTCTATCCCTCTGGAAAAGGTGTTCGGCAAGTATGACAAGGAAAAGTGCAAGTACCGCAAAGAAAAGCACATTACTGACATGGTGGATGCGATGGGGTACAGCGGTCAGACAGCCCATGTTATAGTCAATTACAGGGCGGTCAACCGCACCTTTGCAATCCCTGCCAGCAAGGTTCTGGCGTTCCGTTACAACGAGAGCCGGAAGAGCATCCCTTGGCAGTGGGCAGAGCAAGAGGGAATAGAAGTCAAAGCAAAAAGGCTGCGTGTCCATTGGCGGTATGACGTGGATGGGCTACTAAAGAGATTGGAGAAAGAACATGAAAAAATGGACTAAAGAACTTCTGGAAGAAAGTGGCTATGAAATCAAAAACGCGCAAATTGAAAGCGTTCGACTTACTATGGCAGACCACGGGGTTTTAACTTCCGATTTGGTGCTTAATGGTCATGGATGGGGCGTTTGCTATGGTGGATATGTTCTCGGCAAGGGACATCTTGGGAGCAAAGACTTTGAGGGGTATGGCGCTGGTGTAGAAGCAATTATGCGAATCATGGACACGGTTGGCGTTGATGAATACGGTCAAATGAAAGGCAAATATGTTCGTGTCGCTACAAAAGGGCTTGGAAGTTCTGTGAGAATCATCGGAAACATTTTGGACGATAAGTGGTTTGACTACGAATCTTTCTTTGCGGATAAAAAGGATGAAGAAGATGAACATTAAGTGTGACAGATGCGGTGAAACATTTGATTTGAGAGATTACACAATGCTTTCAAACATTCAAATGATCGTGAGTAGCATCGGGTGTCCACAAGAATACGAGTTCAACCTTTGCCCATCTTGCATGGCAAAGCTGAACGATTGGCTGAAAGGAGAACAGAAGTGAGCAAGAAAGTTTCAGACATCCTGCCCAAGACGGAAATCTTGACGCAGTTGGCAGAAGAAGCATCCGAATTGGCACAGGCTGCGTTGAAGCTGCGTCGTGCGCTGGATGGTACGAACCCGACACCAAAGAGCGTTGCGGAGTGTGAAGCAAATTTGATGGAAGAATTTGCGGACATAAGTAACGCAGTCACCGCTTTATGCGATGCTTGGTTTGGAGATAACCTCGATTCCGAACGCGAATTTTGGGACGCAGAGCGTGAGATTGAGGATGCTAAATACAAACGTTGGCTCTCTCGCCTTGAAGAAAAGGAGAATAAAAATGGCTGAATATCATGTTGGATGCGGACTGTTTGGAAATGTCTACGCTGGGACTTATGCCCCGCCCCGCAAGGATGGCTTACAGGCATGGCGTAACAAGTCAGAAGTGACAAGCGAAGCTATCGAAGCGGTCATGGGACATTTCATCACGGAAATGGAACGTGACAGCAAGACAAAGCTCGAAAAGGTGTGGGGCGTTATTGGAAACAAGAAGCTAAAAGTTACATTCGAGCTTTCCGTCAATAAGGAGCAGTCGGATGAATAAATTCGGAAACTGCCCCCTGTGCGGAAAGCAGGTCAAGCCGACCAACCTCCGCAAAATCGCACGGCAGAACCAATTGTATGGCTTCCGTATGGCTCTGGATGGCATCGCCGCCACATGGGGCGCACTGATTCAAAACCTTCGGTGCGATGCAGACCTGACCGATGAACAGGTGCAGAAAATCATCCGTATTGGTGACAGGTATTGGGAGATGGTCGGCAAGTTCAAAGAAGAGGACATGACACCTGACGAGTTTGCAGATTATATCACAGCAAAGTCAGAACAAGTCGAAAAAGAGCTGAGAGAAAGGTGGAGCTAACAATGTTTGAATTTGCAACTCGCTGGCTAGTCTGCCTAGTCCTGCTGGCGGTGGTGGTTCAGTCCGAACGGACAATCAAGGGCATGGCGAACAGCCTGTTTGAGGAACGGCAGGCAATGCTCGTCTGGCTGTTCGTCAACGTGTGTCTGGCCGTTTGTACGGCTGTTGTGATGGGGTGGAAATGATGAAGATTTGTGATATTGAGAGAAACGAAGCCAATTTTGGGAGTTTGGAACGTGGAGATGTGTTTGAAATAAGCGGCGAAATTTTCATGAAAGCCAGCGTGGAACTTTCGACAAGCAAGTTGTCTGGCGGCATCAACCTGAAAAACGGCGATTTTTTGCAGATAGATGAGTATTTTCCCGTCAAGATGGTAAACGCTCATCTTCAGTTGGAGGGATAAGGAAAATCATGGACAACGAACTTTACTGCCCAATGAAGATGACCAGCAATCCTCTTGGTCGGTGCGTCTGCGAGAAAGAAAAGTGCGCTTGGTGGAACGAACTTGGTAGTTGTTGTTCCGTTTGGTGGATTACGCGGGCGCTGGACAACATCGAAATGAAGATGGAGAGGTGAGAGTGTGAAACTGGTTGATGTTGACCCAATCATTGCGGCGTGGAAAACTGTTGGCGTTGACAAAAAGAATGAAGCGAAGTCGTTTTTGGATAGCAAAAACTTCATCGTATACATACAAGGACAAATCAGAAACAGCATTGGAGATATATTTTTAGATTTAGCCAACGTATTGGAAAAATCTGAGCCCGCCAATATATGGTTTGATGCCAAGAAAGTTTTACCCGAAAAAGACAAAGAAGTTCTCGTAAAAAGAGAAAAATTCGGCATTGAAATTGCATTTTTATCTTATGACGGATTATGGCAAGAGCACGACGAGTACATTGTATTTGGAGATGTAACTCATTGGGCGTATCTTCCTGAACCACCAAAGGAGGTCTGATACATGGCAACACCCCCGAAGCGTGGTCGTGGCAGACCGCCGCTGACCGAAGCTGAAAAGAAAAAGCGTGAGAAACGGGCGCAAAAGGCAAAAGAAGAAGCCGCCGCGAAGCGCGAGAAAGAGCGAGAGAAGAAGAAACAGCAGATGCTTAACAAGCGGAAATCTATCCGCTCACAGGTGAATAAAAAGGTGAAAGAACAGCAAGAATTGGCTATCGAGAAGTCAAAGATGATGAACACAGGCGATTTGCAGTCGAGAATCGGTGACGAAGAGGACAAGAAGGTCATCGGCATGATTGCAGCCAAGTATTTTGGTGACCTTCCGAGCGTGGACATGAACAACCCGATTGAAGTGCAACAGCGCCTTGACTTCTTCTTTGACGCTTGCATCGAAGCAAGAATCTCCCCTGTGGTGGAATGGATTGCACTGGTGCTAGGCATTGAATGGGTGAGCCTGAAGCAGATTATGGCGGGCAAACGCCGTGACGACAGCTTGCAGCAGAAGTACATCTTGAAGCTGATTCTGCAAATGCAGTCCATGTGGGCGTACAACGGTATGTATGGTCAGGAGAACCCGGCAGAGTGGATTTTCCGAGCCAAGAATTATTTTGGTATGCGTGACAACGTGGAAGTCACCGTTGCGCCGCCTGAACAGCCGTTGGGTGATGCTCAGAGCGCAGAACAGCTTGCCCAGAAGTACCAGACGGCTTTGCCGAAAGGGATTGACGTGGAGTACAGAGAGGTGGGGGAGTGATAACCTGTGGCAGACGAAAGCTATTATTGGTACAAAAGCCACGGAATCTGCGTTAAGTGCAAAAAGAACAATGCCTCACCCAATCGCATTATGTGCGATGAGTGCAGAGAAAAATGGAACGCTATAAGAAGAGAAAAAAGCAAAAATCCCGAATACAAAAATTGGAAAAAGCAATACAACAAAGAACATAAAGAAAAAATGCTTGAAAATGGGCTTTGCCCCATGTGTGGTAAACCGCTTTATCAGGGACATAAAATCTGCTACGAACACTGGCTCAAAAACAGAAAAAGATGGAAAAGGTATGAAGAAAACCATCGTGGGACAATAAGGAGCCAATGGCGTGAAGCTGGGCTGTGTCTTAACTGCGGAAAGCAAAAAAAAGCTGGAAGTTCGTTTTGCGAATACCATCAATCTATGATGGAAAAATCTTTAGAAAAAGCAAGAAAAGCGGGAGGGTGGACATCCGATTATGCTCACAAAAAATATTTCACCAAGCGACACCCTGATTGACTTTTCAGACCCATGCCTACGCACGTTCCTGCCTGTCCTCTTGCAAGACCACACGACAGGAAAGAACATCATCTGGGCGACAGACCCGCCGCCTGAAGTAGGCGTGGGCTTTGAAGATGAAATCACACTGGAACAGTTGGACAAGGTTCAGCTTGTCCCTCGTGTGCAAAAACGGCTGGCAGACCAGAAGAAGCGCACCAGCAAAAAAGCAGAGGTGTTTACGCCGACTTGGGTTTGCAAGAAGATGGCAGACGTTACAGAAAACGACCTGAAGGGCGAGGACTGGAAGGAGTACATCAACAAGACTTGTCTTGAAGTCACCTGTGGAGAAGCACCGTTTCTCACAAGCCGATACGATACCACAACAGGGCAGATGATTGCCGTGCCGGACAGAATCGGTCTGCTGGATAGGAAGCTGAATGTTCTGGCAGAGCAGTTCCATGACTACGATATGTGGATGTGTTGGGCAATCAACGCCTACGCATCGACATACGGCTATGAGTGGCAGGGAGACAACCTCTTGCTGGCAAGATGCAACCTGTTCCTGACACTGATTGAGAATTTCAGGTATCGGTTTGATGCTAAAAGGTTGGAAATCGGCTGTATGCCTATGTCCCTTGACTGCATCGCAGACATCATCTCATGGAACGTCTGGCAGATGGATGGGCTGAAAAAGACTGTGCCCGGCACGGACATTCCGTGCAAAATCAAAGACTGGAAAGCCAACAAAGAAATCCTGTTTAAGGATGTTGGGGGAGGATAAATAATGTTTGCTAATATCTACGAAACCGCAAAGGATGTATCGTTCTGCGTTGCGGGATGTGCTGGTATGTTCTATGTCGCTTACTTTTTCGTAAAACTTACGTTTGATATGATTTCCAAAATCTACTATTTATACCGCACCCTTGGAAGAAGGGGGAAAGAGTTTCTGGAATACAGGCGTTGTCGTGGAGATTTTGACACATATCTGCGTGACCGTGAAAGTAAGAGGAAGTTTTGGGACGAATATTACCAGAAAAAATATCAAGATGAAGCAATAAAATGCACTGGCGATTGTTCTGATTGCTCGAAAGCAAATTGTTTGGACAGGGTTTGAGGTGACAACTAATGCAAACTGACAGAGGAATCTACCACAAGCGAGTATGTGACCGCTGCGGAGCGGTTCTGGGCGGCAGGATGATGAACCCTGACGAATACTTCAAGGACTGGGCGTGGCGCAGGGACACAGGCGACCTGTGCCCGGAGTGCTATGCAGAGTATAAGCGAGTGATCGGGCGGTTCAACAGAGGAAAGAGAGGGCAGAGACAATGACAAGATGTTCTGTATGGCGTTGTAAGCAGTGTGGAGCGATTATCTACAATGCAAAAGATGCAAAAATTCCTGACAATGCGTTTGACGAACTTTTTGGCCTTGAGACTATTTGCAACAATTTAACGGGCTTTAGCCTGCCGACAGTCAAATACACACACAGATGCGACCAGCAGACAATCGGTTTGTGTGAGTTTATTGGTTGGAGAAAGCAAGAATGATTTACTGCACCACCGAACACTGCTCTTGCATGGGCATCAAGCAGTTCTCCGCTGGCAAGGCTATCCGATGCACAGCAGAATCCTGTGAGAACAAATCTGAGCCGTCCTGTGGCTCTTGTAAATGGTATGCAGAGCCTGAGGGCGTGTGCGTGAACGACCAGTCAGAACACGTTGCAGACTTCGTGTGGGACGAACGTGGATGCAAAGAATGGGAGGAGAAAGATGACAACAGGGGAGAAAATCAGGAAACGCAGGCTTGAACTTGGCATCACGCAGAAAGATGTTGCGAGGATGATCGGGACGACCGGCGCATACGTCAGTGCCGTTGAAAAGCAAAAGCGTGACGTAAAGAAAGAAACGCGACTGACAAAGTTTGCGGAAGCCCTTAAATGCAGCGTTGATGATTTAAGGTCAGATGTTCCTAAAGGCATGGTAGACCCCGCTAATGACGACTTCGGAGCTGTCTGCAACTGTGCTGTCCGCTACTGCTTGGGCAGACGGTCATATATGATTAGCCTTGTCTGCGGATACATAACGCCGCTTCTTCCGGAGCTGACCGACACGACGCTTGGTTGCTTTGAACGTGACATTGCAGAGCGCAAGCGGACAGGCTTTTTTGGTGATTCTTACGACTATGAGACGTGGGGTGCGTTTTACAAGGCGGTTTGTAAGGAGATTGAAGGGAGAAATGGCGATGGAAGTCAGGCCGATTGATGCAAATGCACTTAAACGTTATTTTTCCGATAGGCAGATGAAGTATGTAAGTGTGGATGAAGCTGATTACACATTCAATGCCTTGATGTTTGATATGCTCGGAGACGTAATAACAGCTATTGAAAATGCGCCAACAATCGAGGTAAAGAACAATGGCTAACACCCTTTGGCGTCCAGCAAGCGAACCGCCACGAGAGCGGACGCAGCCTTTGTTGCTTGCGACTAAGACAACGTGGCGTGATAAAGATGGAAAAATGTTGCAAGGAATCTCGCCGACAGCGTACTTTCTTGGCTGTTACGCAGACGGTCAGTTCTGGGATGAGATAGGCGAGAGACTGCCGAAAGATGTGACGGTGACGCATTGGATGGCGTTTCCGATGGTATAGGAGGGCTAAACATGACAAACAAGAAGTTTGGCATCATCATTATGGACTTGAGCCTTTTCGACTTTGGGCCGAAGCCGCCTTGCGGGTACATCAAAGCCAAACATATCCGCCCAGCGTACGGCAAAGGCGCATAAGAGAATCACGAGAACGAGAGATGGCTTCAGAAAATGAAAAAACTTAAATTTCCTGAGGATTTCTTTGCGTACGAAAACTCAGACTGTCCTGACAAGGACATTGAAAAAGCCGTGAACGGAATGAAGAACTGGATGAAGGGCGAGAGCAGCCCTTGGTTCTTTGCTGCAGCTGGCAATTATCTGATTGTCGGTCTGATCGCTGAGGATGGGCAGAAAACAATCTACGTTGCGCGGCAGTATTATGAGATAGTCAATATTCCGGGCGAAGGATGGCTGCGTGAATCTGACGCTGAGTGCTTGTTTTGAGGGGGATTAAAGATGGAAGAACTTAAGAGATGTCCGTTTTGCGGTGCGGAACCACCGACTGTAAAAGTGATTCATCCACTCAATGTTGACATGGCTAGTTGGGTAGTCTGTGGAAAATGCGGGGTAAGCACTTCTGCAACATTTGGCAAGGAAAAAGCCGTCGAAGCATGGAACAAACGCTACAAAGAGGACTGAATATGGAGCAGGAACACAAGCTGAGAACATCAATGATTCTTCTGTTGGAACACGTTCATGCGATGGACGAGTTGACGGACGAGGAATTCGGAGCATTCGTCCGCAACTATGCACAGTATGTTGAGACTGGACTTGAGCCAGCATACGACAACGACCGTGCTATGCGGATGCTCTGGAAAGTCGTTAAAGCGTTTGATGATATGAACGTGCAGAAGATGGAAGAGCGTGATAAGCGTAGACGAGAAGCAAACAAGAAAAATATAAACAAGCGTTGGAACGATAAAAAATACGAAAGCATACCAATGGTATCACAGGATACGAATGGTATAAATGGTATACCAAACATACCAACTGATACGAATGGTAGCTTATCTGTATCTGATTCTGTATCTGAATCTGATAAAAAAGAAAAATGTGAAAAGAAAAATACCAACGAAGTCAAACGCTTCAAAGCTCCGACTATCGAGCAAGCCAAAGAATACTTTTCCGATAAGGGCTACATGGAATCAGAAGCAGAGCGGTTTGTTGACCACTTCACGGCAAATGGCTGGAAAGTCGGCAAGTCGCCCATGAAGGACTGGAAAGCTGCTGCACGGAATTGGATGCGTAACGTGAAGGACTGGAACGGTGGCTATCAGCAGACAATGGCTGAATTGCCTGACGAGGGAGACTTTCTGCGGTGAATATTGAAAATCAGACCCAATACATCCTGCTGGGAGCAGTCCTCACGTTCTCAGAATACGCCGATGTGCTACAAGACCTTAAAATCGACGATTTCTGTCCTGAATTGCGTGATACATTCGCTGCCATTCGTGGATATTGGGAACACAACGACAAGTGGAACCCGGTAGAAGTCATGGGGCGGTACGATAACTGCAAGAAGGCAATGGGTGAATGCCTGGATGCTTTTGGCGCAGAGTTCATCCGCAACGTCACCCATGACATGATACTTGGATGGGCTGGAATTGTCAAGGAACAGGCAGCATTGTCCAGAGCCAGAGAGATTGCGTTCAAAATCGTTGATGGCTCGACCAGATACGCAGACCTGACAGGCATTTATGAGCAGCTAGGCGAGGCTATCAACCTGCACAACGAGAGAAGCGATTTCATCCCGATGTGCGATGGCATAGACAACTACATCCGCAAGCTGGATGATAAGCCTGAGTATATAAGCACAGGGCTTAGGGTGCTGGATAACAACTTGCATCTTGTGCCGGGCAACTTCGTTGTGATCGGCGGCAGACCTTCTGCTGGCAAGACTGCTCTGTCCCTGCAACTTGCCTGTGAAATAGCCAAGAGCGGACGCAAAGTGGCGTATTTTAGCTTAGAGACCGACCCGGACACGCTCTATGCTCGTATCATAGCAAACCAGCTAGGCGTACCGCTGCATACGGTCAAAAACAAGACCGTCAGCATTAGCGAGCTTGACCGACTGGCAGCTATCAAGAAATACCCGCTGTTCGTCCGCTCTGCCGCTGGTAAGAGTGTTGGGTGGATCAGAACACAGTCCATCAGGATGCAAGCCAAAGTGGTTTTCATCGACTATTTGCAGCTTATCCATCAAGCCGGAGCGAAAGACCGATACAGTGCTGTCACGGAAATCAGCATGGCACTGCATGAGTTCGCACAGGCCACAGGAACGCTGGTTGTGGCACTTGCACAGCTCAATCGAGAGACCGCAAGAGCGGGCATCCCACCGACCGCCGCAGACTTGCGAGAGAGCGGGCAAATCGAGCAGGATGCAGATGCAATCATCCTGCTGGCACAGAAAGTGAAAACGCAAAAGAGACCAGAAGAGCATTATCACTTTGCACTTGAGAAGAACAAAGAAGGCAACGTGGGGTCACTGGACATCACGTTCCAGATGGAAACGCAGCAGTTCAAAGAATGCGTGTGGATGTAACGAAAGGAGAATAAACATGAAATACCGCAAGAAGCCAGTTGTTATCGAGGCATTCAAGCTTAATGCACGAGGTCTTGTTGGCGAAGATTGGTTCTTGAGTGCAGTAAGTAGCAATGATATTATCACGCATGACTTCGGAAAGTTTCACGATGACCCTGCGTGGTGCGAGATTAAAACGCTTGAAGGGACTATGATTGCGAGGACTGGCGATTATATCATTCGTGGCGTAAATGGCGAAATCTACCCGTGTAAACCTGACATTTTCGAGAAAACATACGAAGCGATTGAGTGATAGTGGCCTAGCATCGCTTCTGTGCTCGTATCGTTACAGTAGAATAGGCAAGAAAAACAGATAACAGGGTTTGGACGATAAAGTTACCGTCTGAACCTCATAAATATTTTTCACTACACAAAATACAGGAGGAAAACAGCTATGGCCCTTACAAACATCGAACGTGAGACTATCATCAACTTCAACGCAGCGGAAGATACCGCAGAAATCTACACGGCAGACCCGGTTTACATTCGCAAGCTGGACAAGCTCTGTGAGCAGTTCCCAGACACATACAAGTTTATGGCGGAGCTGTCTGCCAAGCGGTGCAAGGAATCCAAGACCTATTCGATGCCGAAACGTCTTGTGAAGTTCCGTTCGCCCATTACCCGTGAAATCAGCGAAGAGCAGCGTGAAGCTCTGGCAGAACGTCTGCGTAAGGCACGAGAAGCCAAGAATATCTGATCTTAGCTCTTGCGGCTACAAAACTACTGTATCAGAAAGCATGGAATGGTGTCAGGTAGTAAAACTCTACCCTCTGCGACTATTCCGTGCTTTTTTCGTCTGTTATTTATCGAGAGAAAACGACAAGGTCTGATTTTGAGTAGAATCCGCCTCGATCGAGTGGCGTTTGGGCTGATATGGCTACGACTATCAGCGTGATGCGTTTGAATGCAAATGGATGCACATGATGCGTTTGCATCCAATCTTCCCCCCTTTCTTCCCCCTCTTTCCCCTACAACCCCTATTACCCCCTATAATCCCCCTAACTCCCCCCTCAAACAAATAAATTGTTTGAGGCCCCCACGCAAAAATGGTGCGACAACTGCGACAACTGAAAATTACAACCAAATGCTTTCGCAAAGGTTCTTTCTCCCTACAACCCTCTATCTCTAAAAGATACACCGTTAGCCAGCAGAGCAGACCGTAGGCGAGAACTGGCGTGAGATTCGGACTGGTGGATGGTCTACGACTATTCCACATGGAGAATTGGCTTTATTTTGTAGTTGATTGAATATGTAGAAATGTTGCATATACTATTCATAGCAGAATACTATGGATTTAATGACATACCATAGTGCGTTACTGGGAATTAAATCGAGCAGGAACAGATCGAATTGGACGGTACGAGTTATTATACGAAATAATCCGTGATTATCGGGAGTAACTATATCTGTATACTATAATAAGTACAGCTATTATACGAAATAGATATAACTAGCGGAGGAATATATTATGCGAAATTGGAACGAGAGGTGATTTTGGGAGTGGTCGGATGACTTAGCGACTATCGCACCTCTCTTTTCCTAAAAGGCAAACGACTATTTCACACAAAAAATACGCGACTATTTGACGAAGATTCGCAAGAAAATGCTACGACTATTACTCTGCGGCTATCAGTGGACAGCTAGTTAATATACGATATATAGGACTTTCAAAAGCTAGTCGTCTGACGACTTTACGACTATTCTGCGACTATTTTATTGGAGAAACTACGACTATTGGCTACGACTATTCCAGCCGGAACGCTGCGACTATTGCTTTCCCTTATTGGCTATCGGGCGAAAGCCCGAAAGAGGGTACGGCGCAAGCCGTCAAGGGTTCCGCCGCCGCTGCCTGGGTCTGCCCCTACCCTCTGCTGCCCGGCCTGTCGTTCGGTCTGCCTGTCGCTCCTGCCTCCTGCCGGGTTTGCCCTCTGTCGCCGTCCATCGATACCAGGCAGCAGCCCGCCGGGTGGAGGGTGCCAGACTGACCCGGTGCGCCCTGACCGCTGACCGGTGCCAGATCGCAAGCCGCCGGGCTGTCCCTGTACAGGTGGAGACGCTGACCCCTCAGCAGGTGCGCCGGGTCTGTACTGCTGACAGTGTGTCAGCACTTGCCAGCGATCCACACATGATAGGAGCAGACCCCGCCGGGCTGGCATGGTGTGCGATATGCTGCACCGTCTGGCATGGATCCATAACAGGGCGCTGGTATCTGGTATGTGCTGGAGGTGCTGTGGCGCTGTGATACGCTCCAGCGTGGTGCAGGCGGTATTATAGCCGCTTATGTAGGTCTGGTATTGTAGGCAGTAAATAGGGGCAGATCTCAGGAAAAGACCCTGTAAAGCCCTGTATGATGTTTTATGGCGTGTCCGGTATAACTCTGCATTGACGAAACAAAACGCCCTGTGAACGCTTATGTGTGGCTGTGTTGCAACAGGGACAAAACAAAAGCCCTGCACCCTCAGCAGGTGCAAGGCAAAAGAAAAGCCCGGCCATTTCTGACCGGGCGAAATGCTTCTTATTTAGACGCTTTAAACAGTGCAGAGAAAAACCAGAAAAAGAACAGGACACAGGATAATATCATTTTGTGTTCACCTCTGAAATGTTACCAATAATCTTATATTGCATATTGTTTGACATTGGGCTTTCTGGTTCGCCGTCCTTGTCGTTGCCGGATGCAGTGAAAAGCGTGTCGTGTCGTTCCCGTGGCATCGGGCCGGGCTCTGTGTATTTCCAGATTGTCCCGGTTTCGTCAATGTATGTTTCGCACCCAAAATCGTCCATGCCAATATATACAAGTGTCATTATAGATACCTCCTTATACCACGCTAAAACGCTTGTAGCTGGTCTTACTGCTACACTCTGCGTATACATCCGGGTGCAGTGTCTTGAGTAGCTTGCTATCAAGTTGGACGCTCTGCACGTCCTTATACATCACCTTGCAAGCGCCTGCGACAACCTCCGGCGCTCCCTGCATCATGGTGATAATCTCATCTCGCAGGCTGTCCCGCATCTGCTCCGCTTGCTCTGCAAGCCGCTTATATTCGCGGTACTCGTTGCACTTTTGTTCTAAGTCTGTCATTTTTTTAGTCCTCCTTATTAGCTGTTGAGAAATGCGATCATTACCAGTGCGCCGGAGATCATGCCGCCCACATACCAGAGGGCTGCCCACTGGGTTGCATCGAGTACCAGCATATTACTGCACCCCCTTGCAATACAGGCCGTTGGTGCGGCAGATAGTGCGGATACGGTTGCAAGCCTGGTACAATGCGCGGGCTTGCACATCAAGCCACGTCTCCCGGCTGTTAGGCTCATACACCCCGCCGTGCTTGCGCTTGAGTTCGGACGGTGTGCAGATGCGGGCGGCAATATCAGCGTCGTAGCAGATGGAGCAACCGCCGTTACTGTACTGTTTCCAACAGCTTGCACCGTTGAGCGCCCACTGTTCAAGCTCTGCACCGTCAAGGGGCAAGCGCTCCATGTTGTCCGCACCCTCCTGCACATCGTCCAGTAGGTCGAGAGCGTACAACGTGACGGCCTTGTCCCACGCGCTGCGGTCGTAGCGGGCATTGAGTTTGGCGCGGATGGTATTTGCAAGTGCTGTATAATCAGGGGTGGCAGTCTGGGGCTGTTCTGCGGTAAGGTCAATGATGGTCGTTGCGGCCGCTGCGGAAATGGTGTTGACCTGTGCGGCGTTAAGTTCGACAATCTCGCGGACGTTCTGACCTGCAAAGTGAGCCTTTACAGATTCAAGGCTTTCAGCAATTGCAACGGTCGAGATGTATTCATCGTTTCGATCAGTGATAACGTGGTAATATTTTTTCATGGTTTTTGTCCTCCTGTTTTGTGGTGGTGCGGTGGTGTACATCCTCTGTACATTTACTATTATACATGATTAAACGTACAAGTCAATAGTATATTCAAGATTAAACGTACAAGCATATAAAAACGTTGCACACGCAACATACAAGCGCACACCCTCCAGCGTCCCGGCGTGTCCATCGTCCGGGCGTGTGTGCCTTGCCTTGTGTGGTCTGCCTTGCATCTGGCACGGTCTGCCCTGCTGCCTGTGATGTGCAGGCCGTCCGGGTGCGCTGGGGGGGCTTGGGTCTCCACCTCTGGGGTATATGGGGCGAGCCGGGGGTGGGGCGGTCAACACCTCGCGTAGAAAAAATTCAAAAAAGGCGTTTTTGCTTCCTACCCACCCCCTCTTTTCTGCGCAAATCACCCCACCTCTGTTGCCAATCTTAAAAATTCCGCCGCAAAAACAAAAAGACCCCTACAAAGGGTCTGTGTTCTGTGCTATACTTGCCTTACAAGCCTT